CAGATAACCTGCAACACACAGCTATGCTCATCAGCGCATACCTACAAACACCAATACACGACTACCAAGTGGCTGGGATCTTGGTCTTGGTTAAACTTGCCAGAACTAATGAGTCTGCACAACATATTGACAACTGGATCGACCTTGCCAGTTATGCAGCTCTCGCAGGTCAATTAGCTACAGAGGAGAGTGAACTATATGTTTAATTTAGCCGATTATGAACCAGTAGAGGTGAGACTTGAGAAATTTATTAAGGACTATCCAGATTTCCGCATATCGACGGAGTTGGAAGTTGTTGAGGCAACTCGATACATTGTTAAGGCCTATATCTTTAAATCTAGCAGTGAGAGTATCGCGTGGGCAACGGGATACGCTGAAGAGACGGTTTCTAGTCGCGGTGTTAACCAGACTTCTGCATTGGAGAATTGTGAGACTTCGGCGATTGGCCGAGCACTTGCAAATGCAGGTTACGCTACTAAGGGGAAGCGACCAAGCCAAGAAGAGATGCAAAAGGTTGCAAAAGGTAACCCAGCACCTTTAGTACTGGTTAAGCCAGAGGTTGTAGCACCTAAAGTAGAAGCCGAGAAAGATTACTGGACTACACCTTTTGGTGAGCAAGATGAGCAGCTGCGTAAAGTAGATGCACCAGCAACGATCGAGACTGCAGTTAATCTTGTTGCAGACATCCTAGGTACTGCCAAAGTAGTGCCAGATTGCAATCACGGGCCTATGAATTGGAAAGATGGGAACAAGAATGGCCGGGCATGGGGCGGTTATATGTGTTCAGGCTATACAGAAAAGAACATGTCATGTGCAACTCTTTGGTATGAATTAGCAAGCGATGGCACTTGGAAACCACAGAAGGTAAGAGTGTGAGGTGGGGGAATGGAAAAGACTTTAAAGATAGAACTTGCTGAGTTACGCGAGCAGATAGCCAAAGAAATTGAGGCTTATGCAAACACTCAAGAGAAAACTATGCAAAAGGCAGCGTATAAATGTGCTGAAATTGCTAGGGGCAAGGTGGGGGAATGAAAAACCTAACAGAAGGAGTGTTAAGTAATGGGATATGTTGATGCTTATATCGATGGGCAATGGCAACCGCTAATGCATGCAACGGTTATGTGTACTATCTGCAAGCGTAAGGATCTGCTCGTTAATATGGTAATTACAGATCTAGCACTATGTATGCAATGTAGCCTTAATGGCTAGTCAGCACAGAAAGCACAGAGGTTTTCGCACAGAGCGAGTAGTCGCACAGTACCTTTCGACTGTATGGCAAGGCGCATGTGTGGGAAGGGGTAGCGGCAAGGATATTGTGAATGTACCTTTTGATGTTGAAGTCAAAGCAAGGGCAGGATTTCAACCTTTAGCGTACTTGAAGCAATTAAAGACTCGGACATCCACGTCGGGGGAATTGGGATTTGGAGTCATTAGGCTAAACGGACAAGGAGAAGATGCAGCTGAATATGCCTGCATTATTCGTTTGGCTGATCTATTGCCGCTACTCATATTAAAATATGGTCACCTAGACAAAGAGCCGACAGAGGCAGACATTGACCGGTGCTCTAGCTGTGGCTCATACATGATAATAAAGTGTTTGACATGCAAACCCAACAAATCCGACACGCCGTGCTGACCTGCACTTATACAAATGAACTTGACAGCACTGGTACGCTTTGCAAGCAGAGCCCTTCAGGGGCTCACCGCGACCCGCTGGTGCGGGTAGGTCGCGGGGTGCTAGCAGTTGCTATTGGGATACTGCTATGCATTATGCCTGATGCAGGATCTAAAGAGCTGATAACAAAACGGCTATCCATTTCATTTAGAGAATATGCTTTACAATCACTTAATCATAATCAAGTAGAATATAAATGCCTTAACTACTTATATGGTAAAGAGTCTGCATGGAACCCAGATGCAGCTAATGGATCACACTATGGAATACCTCAAGGACGCAGTGAGTATCTTGCTAGGGTAGATGGCTATAAGCAGGTAGACTGGGGCTTATCATATATAGAGCATAGGTATGGCACACCATGCCTAGCCTTAGATCACTTTAGAAAGAAGAACTGGCACTGATGAGTAGAGATCCTAGAAATAGCAGAAAGTGGCGTGCGTTTAGGCTGACCATACTGCGCAGGGATAACTACATATGTGCTTACTGCCAAGGAGATGCCAACTCTGTTGATCATGTGCTATCAATTAAGGCTGCACCAGATCAAGCATTTAATCCTGAGAATTGTGTTAGTGCTTGCACCAAGTGCAATAGTTCGAAAGGTTCACGCTCACACAGCTCTTTTTTAGCACGACAGTTCACCCCCTCTGACTTTAGCTTCAGCCTCTATCCAATACAGTCAGAGACAATGCTGGACAGTCCCTTTACAACCCGACCTAATCCAACTCAGTGACAACTAAGCCCAAAAAGCCCCAAGCGCTACGAGGGGCAACTAAACCAAGGCTTCAAAGCGTGCCTTTGACGGGTAAAAACAAGCTACAAGATGTCAAGGATCTATGCGAGATTATTAAGATGCCTTTATTGCCTTGGCAAGAGTATGTGTTAAAAGACATGCTCACGATTGACAAGAAAGGCAACTGGGTGCGTAAAACAAACCTATTGCTTATCGCTAGACAGAACGGTAAGACTCATTTAGCGCGTATGCTCATCCTTGCTCACTTACTAAAATGGGAAACCAATGTCCTAATCATGTCATCAAATAGATCGATGGCATTAGACACCTTTCGACAAGTAACCTCAGTATTGGAGAATAATGACCACCTCAAAGGATTTGTCAAACAAATCAGATACGCAAACGGAACTGAATCAATTGAGATGTTATCTGGAGCAAGGCTTGATGTTGTTGCAGCAACTAGAGACGGCTCTAGGGGGCGAACTGTTAATGGACTCCTATTCATCGATGAAGTCAGAGAAATATCAGAGGAAGGCTTTCGAGCTGCGACTCCAACAACTAGAGCGCATTCAAATTCTCACACGCTTCTTACCTCAAATGCGGGAGACGCTTTCAGTACCGTACTTAATGATCTCAGAGAACGAGCGATAAGTTTTCCACCTAAAACTTTTGGCTTTTATGAGTATTCGGCTCCCCAATACTGCAAGATAGAAGATCGCAATGCTTGGGCAATGGCTAACCCATCTTTAGGGTACACAATTACTGAAGAAGCTATTGAAGAAGCGATAGCAACTTCCCCAATAGAAAACACTCGCACTGAAACGCTATGCCAGTGGATAGACTCTTTGTCAAGTCCTTGGCCGCATGGAATCCTTGAAGATACGAGCGATAGCACGCTAGAAATGGCTCCGGGCGCGTATACTGTATTTGGTTTCGATGTCAGTCCGTCACGGCGGAACGGATCATTGGTCGCAGGACAATTACTCCCAGATGGGCGGATTGGCATCGGAATCTTGGAAACATACAGCTCTCAGGTAGCTATCGATGAATTAAAGATGGCGGCATCGATTAAAGGCTGGGCAGACATCTACAAGCCTCGCCTAGTCTGCTTTGACAAGTACGCTACTCAGTCGATCGCGGATCGACTCTCCAACAGCGGTGTCATGGTAGAAGATGTATCAGGCCAGCAATTCTACAAAGCCTGTGGCGATCTCCTAGAGGGTTTAGTTAATCACCGAGTAGTTCATAACGGGCAAGCCGAGTTAATTCAGCAGATGAATAACTGCGCGGCTAAGGTTAATGACTCCGCTTGGCGTATTATCAAGCGGAAGTCAGCAGGCGATATCTCAGCCCCGATTGGCTTGGCAATGGTCGTGTCCAAGTTGATGCTGCCAGTACCTAAACCTATGATTTATGTTTAGACACATTGATAGGAGTATGTAAAGTACTTGACATATGCTATCATTTATGTCTATGGGTATCTTTTCGCGTGGCCTAGATAAGCAAGTAACTCTCGTGGCACAAGCAACGCCACAAGTTATGCAAGACACTTACTATGGTATGCCGCTGCCCCTTTACACCTTAGTTTCGCGATCCGAGGCTATCTCAGTACCTTCAGTTGCAAGATGCGTATCCCTTATTAAAGGCACTATTGGCGCAATTCCATTAGAGCTCTATCGCACATCAACTGGTGAAGAATTAGGCAAGCCTCGCTGGATGAAGCAACCATCTATTTCACAACCTCGATCCGTAACTATTTCAGCGACTGTTGATTCGATGATCTTTTGGGGCGTTGCATACTGGCGAGTAACAGAGGTATATCAAGAAGATTTGCGACCTGCTCGTTTTGAATGGGTAAGTAATCTAAGAGTAAGCCAGCAACTAGATCGTCAAGCATCTTATGTTGAGTATTACATGGTAGATGGTATTCGCACACCGGATAGTGGCCTTGGATCATTAGTTACATTTCAAGGATTAGATCCAGACGGTATCTTAACTCGCGGTGCTACAACTATCCGCGCTGCTATAGATGTTCAACTAGCCGCAAAGGTTGCAGCTTCTACTCCCATGGCTGCTGGATTTATTAAAAATACCGGTGCGGATTTAGATGCAAAAGAAGTTCAGGGTTTATTGGCGGCGTGGGCTAATGCTCGTCGTAATCGCGCTACTGCTTATTTGACATCTACTTTGGAATACACAGCCGCATCATTCTCACCTAAAGACATGATGTATCAAGATGCCATTGAAGGATTGGCAACCGAAATCTCCAGACTATGTAATGTTGATGCCTTCTACCTTTCAGCCGATCGCAATAACTCCATGACTTACTCAAACATCTTGGACTCTCGCAAGCAGTTTGTTGCACTTACCTTGCAGCCATTTATTACAGCCATCGAGGATCGCTTGTCTATGGATGACATTACGGCTCGCGGTAACTATGTCAAGTTTGATGTCGATAAAAATTTCTTACGCACAGAACCACTACAAGAATTGGCAGTCATTGAGAAGTTGCTACAGCTACAACTAATTACAGTAGAGCAGGCCATGTCAATGACTGACATAACTCCTAACGGAAGCGCAGGTTTAGTATGAACCAAGTAATTACCTTTTCAGCTGATCTAACAGCTGACTCACAAAGCCGCACCATCTCAGGAAAGATTGTGCCTCTTAATGTTGAGGCAGGCTTTACTAATATGGGCAAAGTTATCTTTGAGTCCGGGTCGATCAACATCGAAGATCCTAAAAGCATTAAATTATTAAATCAGCACGACTCTAAGAAGCCTATTGGTCGCGCAGTAGCCTTCAGCGAGTCCGCAGACTCTATCGATGCTGTATTTTCTATCAGTCGATCCGCACGAGGTACAGAGGCTTTAATTCTGGCTGAAGAAGGCTTGCAATCTGGTCTGTCAATCGGCGCAGAAATCATCAAGTCAAAGATCAAGGACGGCGTGACTTATGTATCCGCTGCAATCCTTAAAGAAGTAAGTTTGGTGACAGAGCCAGCATTTAAGTCCGCTCAGGTTACTGATATTGCAGCTGAAGAATCAGTTGTAGAAGAAACAATCCAACCAACAGAAAGCGAGACAGCCACCGTGGATACAACCACTCCAGCAGTCGAAGCAACACCAGTTGAGGCTGCCGCAGTTGAAGCTGCTCGCCCAACTGTTCAAACAGTAACAAATGTCCGTCCACGCCTGAACCTTTCAGAGGCTTCATTCTTGGAGAACTCAGTACGCGCACAACTAGGTGACGAGTCAGCTCGTCAGTACCTACTTGCAGCATCAGATGTAACAACAACAGACGTAGCAGGTTTAGTGCCTACTCGTCAGCTAACAGAAATCATTAATAATCTCTCAACAGCAGGCCGTCCATCAATCGATGCAATCTCAGCAGGAACATTACCTGACGCAGGATTTAAATTCCAGATCCCTCGCGTAACAGCAGTCCCAACCGTTGCAGTAGCAGCAGAAGGCGGCGCGTTCTCAGATACAGAAACAACTATTGAATACTTAGATGTGACAGTACAGAAATTCGCAGGGATGCAATTATTCGATGTAGAGGTTCTTGACAGAACTTCGCCTGCATTCTTCTCTGAATTGCAGTTACTCATGGCTCAGGCATACGCCAAGGCTACAAATGTAGCAGTACGCACAGCATTGCAGACAGGTGCATCGGCAGATGCAACAGCAATCACACTACCTTGGGATGGCGCAGAAATGGCTGGCTTTATTGCTCGCGCTTCTGACTCTATCTACTCAAACACACTTCGCTTTGCAACAGGTGTAATTGTTTCACCTACACAATGGAGCAACATCATGGGAATGGTTGATAGTTCAAACCGTCCGTTGTTCATGGCATCACAGCCACAAAACGCAGCAGGATCAGTATCACAATCACTACGCGGATCACTTCTAGGTCTTGACCTTTATGTTGATTACTCACTAACAGGTGTAGCAGACGGATCGATCGTGGTTGTAAACCGCGACTCTTACACATGGTATGAGTCACCATCACTTCAGCTACGCGCTGACAAGGTTGGTACTGGCAAGGTTGAAGTTGGCTACTACGGCTATGGTGCAATTGCAACCAAGGCAGCAGCAGGCGCATTCAAGTTTAACGCAGCATAAGCAAAACCCTAAGTCGCTCGCTGGGTAAGTAGCCCTCTTACCCAGCGGGTCTTTAGAAAGGAAAAGGCATGTCGCTCACAACAGTAGCTGAACTCCGTAGCACTCTCGGTGTCGGTACATTGTATCCAGATGCGACCCTTCAGGATGTATGCGATGCATCGGATGTAGTCCTATTGCCGATGTTATGGCAAAACCAATTATTTAACACACACCAAAGTCTTGCAAACAATGTAGCAACACTTTATTTTGCTTCCAGTATTTTCGACGTTTACTATGTCGGCCAGACTGTTGCAGTTACAGGTAACGGCTCACCTTATGACGGTAACAAGGTCATTACTGGTCTAGGCGCAAATTACATTTCATACGATGCAACTGGTGCAGATCAAAGCATTCACGCAATCCAACCTTTAGGCACAATCTCTGTAGGATCAATCGATTATTCAACAGACGCAGCAATCCAAAATGCTTCTCTTATGATATCTGTTGAAATCTGGCAAGCGCGTACTGCCACCCTTTCGGGCAGCAACCTTGTAGATTTCCAGCCAAGCCCTTACCGAATGAGCGCACAGCTTCTCGCTAAGGTGCGAGGATTGATCGCGCACGCACTAAGCCCGGGATCGATGGTTGGCTAATGACCACACCAATTACAACACTTCGCACAACACTTGCGACGGCCCTAATAGATAACAGTAAATGGCAAACCTTTGCTTTTCCAACTGCAACCGTGTTGGCTAACTCGGTCATCGTATCGCCGGACGATCCTTACTTAACGCCTAGTAATAACCAACATATAACTATTAGCCCAATGGCTAACTTTAAAATTGTAATGACTGTGCCTTTATTTGACAATGAAGGAAACCTAAACGGGATCGAAGAAACTGTCGTTGGCGTGTTTACTAAACTAACGGCCTCATCTTTGACTTATAACATAAGCGCAATAAGCGCACCTAGCGTTCTCAATGCTGCTTCGGGTGACCTACTCAGCTGCGAGATGTCCATCAATATCCTAACGAGTTGGAGTTAATCATGTCTGACCTAACACCAGAAGATGTGGCCTTCTTAAAGAAGATAGGTCAGATCACAGAAGCACCAGCAGCACCTAAACCACCAGTAGCCAAGAAAGACGAGGAATAATCGTGTCAATTTTTTTAAACAATAAAGTAGGGTTCAAGATCGCTTCTATCGATCTATCAGACCATGTCACAGCGATTACAATCAATCGTCAGGCAGATCAGCTAGAAGTTACAGCTATGGGAGATACAGCTCACAAGTTTGTAACTGGCCTAGAAGCATCATCAATTACAGTTTCATTTTTGAATGACACAGCAACATCTTCAGTCCTTCAAACATTGCAAGATGCTTTTGGTACAACTGTTGCAGTATCAATGATCCAAGAAAAAGGCACAACCGTTACAGCCGCAAACAAGACTTACGCAACTACCGTCCTAATAGATAACTTAACTGATATCAATGGCGCAGTAGGCGATGAAGGCATGATCGACATTACATTTACATGTAACTCTAAGGTTGTACCTTCTGCATCAGTACCGTTCTAATCAACTAACAAAGGGGCAAACAAATGGCAAGACTAAAGATCGTTCGACAAGATGGAAGCGTACTAGAAGGCGAGATAACTCCAGCAGTGGAGTACTCATTTGAGCAGTACGCTAAAAAGGGTTTCCACAAAG